CATCGTCTACAAGAAACGTGCAACCTTAGCGAAACTACAAGGTGTTAGTTTTGAGATGCCGGTGAAATTGATACACTTTAGCGAGTTTGCGGAAAAATGGGAATGGTAGTCTTTGAAGCGGTTACATTGTAACAAATATAAAAAGAGAGAGCAAAAGCGCAGGCGAAACTGAAAGGAGATTGTGGAATATGACAGGATTAGCGGTATTTATCGTTGCTTGCTTGGGTTTACAGGTGATACTTCATCGGGACAAGAATGACCGTAAGAGATTTAAAGAGATTGGAATATTGATTGAAGCAGAAAAGAAAAGGCGACTCAAAGAGGAAAAACTTAGGACTGTCCGCATAAAACACCCTAAAGTAATTTACCTCGATGATTTTAAAGCCGCCCTTCCCACACAAAGAATAATATAATATGACCTGCGTTCTCTCCTGGGGTTTAAGGGTTTATCCCGCCCCATACATATCATACCCCACTCACACATAATTATTCACAAAAAAAAATAAGCCCCATGTGCGGGGCTTTTAACTTACAACCAATCTGTCTCCTTAACTTTTTTCCTTAAGTCAACGTCGCAAATTTCTGTATAAATTGTTGTAGTTTGAATATTCATATGCCCGAGCAAATGTTGTACTTCTCGGATATTATACCCGATATTGAGTAATGTTGTTGCAAAAGTATGGCGGAAATTGTGAGGGTGTACTTTGGTTCGTTGCCGCCCATCTTGTATATATACTTTTGCCCTTGCCCCTATCTCGTAACACATTTCCCTGACGTTACGGTCGTGTAGTCTACCGCCCTTTCGGTTACAAAAATACCAGTTAGATTCGGGCCGTATGGCCTCCCATACTTCTAGGGCGGCTTTAAGTTGTTCCCCTATAGGTATGTGCCTGTCAGCGTTGCATTTGCCTTCCTGCACGTATATGTCACCCTCTATCATGTCAACATCCGACTTAGATAGATCGCATAGTTCATTCAGCCTTAACCCTGCCCGTAAAAAAGTTTGAATTATCGCGGCTTGGCGAATCCCTGTTGCTGTATCTGCATTAATTGCTGCCAAATATTTTTCTATTTGAGGTGGCTTTAGGATCTTGGGAAGTTTTCGGGTCTTATGCTTCTTTGCTAGCTCCGGCTGGCTTAGGTCGATACCCAGCAACTCCGCTACCTGCTGGGCTTTCTCGGGGTCTAGTTTGTTTAGGTCTATGTTCATGGTTTGGCCTCCTTACTTGCGCCGGGATTTACCGCCCGGCTCGGCGGGATCTATTTCGTTTCTTTTTTTATTGCTTTTTCCAAACACTCGGGGCATAGATTTTTACCCTTGTAATTCCTAAATCCTTTTTGTAATGCCCATTCTATGGAATTTGTTCTATCATCGGCATCTGCACCCGGACGACCGCAGTCATCACAATTAATTAAATAGACTACATATTTATCTTTTGTATGCAGTTTTTTATTTCCTTTTCTCATAATCTAATCCTCCCTTTCTACCTGCTAACTTAGAGACTATTTCCTTCGCCAGCCTTTCCGCATCATGGCCCCTGTATCTCTGCCATGCTCCGTTGGTAGGGCTCCAGCGGAATCCGTTCTTTTTTAACTGTTCTCTAATGTTTGCGTCCGGCTTATTAGGGAATATGATCTGTAGCCTTTGAGCTTCGAGGTTGTCAATTATTTTGATGCCGTTAATTTCGACTGTCTGCTCCTCGATGGTGGTAGTTGCCGCCTGTTCCGCCAGTCGCTCAAGGTGCGCAATTCTGTCCCTAATACCTTTAATTCTGCCGTTGCCGTTACTTGTCATCCATGCCGGGTGAGGCTCTTGCCCTTCTTTGCGCAATTGTTTGTTTTCAGCTATTAAAGCGGCGTGGTTCTCTAATTCCTTGGCTAACTTTTCCTGCAGTTTTTCGATGGCGTTCGCATCGTCAGACTTGATTATTTTGTCACCGTTTACTATTGCCCATATTTTACTGTCAATGTCTTTAATATCGTCATATTCAGCCCATAACGTACGCTCGCGGCTTAAATATTTTTCATGCGCCCTCATGTTATAGTTTGATGGCCCGGAAATCATCATACTTACATGACTGGCTCCGTTAGAGTTGTATTTATTTGTCCAGCTGGCATAATTCGTTGTATAGCGGGCTAATAAGCTGTCTAAACGGGTTTGCGCTTCGGGTGATACTTTAGCCTTGGCCTGCTCTATTTTCTCCCTAGCGTCTTGGATGGTTGCGTTATATTCTGCGGTTGCGCTGCCTTCGTTGTAGTCACTAAAACTCATGTTTTCTTTGCTCTACGTGCCAATTGTTCGTTAATCATTAGTCAAGCACCTCCCGGTTAAATTCCTGCCGGTCATGTATCGGGATGGGGTAGTTGTTAACTTCCCCAAAACGACTATCGCAAGAATAAATAAAATTGCCGCCCATCATCCAGCCGCTTCCCGTTGGTCTGTCTAATGGTTCACAGTGGATATAAGGATTACCGCAAATCTTACGCCTTACAAGTTTAACGCCCGGCGCATCTTCTGACGGTTCATACATTTGCGGAATGCCTTCGCCTATAACGGTTAATTGTTTTACTGTTGAGGATATGCCGTGATTAGTGCAATCGCCTAGTCTCTGCTCTTTAAATACGCTTACAATCATACCCATTGGAGGGCGTTCTACTTTTATACACTTCTGCATGTTGTCCTCTGGTTCTCCGTCTGCGCCGGTTCCAAGGTTAAAGATTCTATTCAGAAAATAAGCCTGTGCGTCCTCAAAGGTTCCATTAATTCGAGTGGTAATTGTGTCTCCGTTTTCATAAATACGTTTTACAGTTATCATTTTCCCTACCGCCTTTCAATTCTGTTTATTTTGCGGTAGAATGAGCTGTGGGGCTCTCTACCGCTTGCCGGTGTTGTGTTCTCTGGATTAGGCTGGTGTTAGCGCATCGGCCTAATCCGCATATTGGGTATTTACCTGAGCCAGTATGCTCCACGGAGTTATAACCGTATCCTTTAAAAATAGATGTTTCGGTAAATTCTCCCTCCCGCCGTTCATTTCGATATAGTCATTTCCAAAAATAAACCGCCTATAAAGAGTCAAGACATAATCGGCCCGGGGTTCAATTTTAGCTATCAGCTCTGACAAGTTTTCCTGATTAAAGTCGCTGATTCTCTTAATTAAGTCTCCATCCTGAGTGGTGATTTGTACCTGATATTGTGTATTATTCATTCCGCTTTCCCTCCAATTCCTTTAGTTCTCCAACACTGCCCGCCGACCGGGTCTCTGTGTGCATTGTCGCACCGGGGACACCAATAAATTATGTAACATTCTCCTAAAACAAAGTCCGGCGGGGTGATATATTCCTCCTCAAAGTCTTCGGCCTCAAATTGACAAAACGGACACAACATAAAAATCCCTCCTATTTATTTTCCCTATTTTCTTGATACCCTACCTCGCTCCTTTTTAAAGCTGTCGGACTTCTTTTTCTAAGTCTTCAATCATGCTCCCGGTTTACTATGACCTCTCCGCCTTGCCTACTTCGCCAGGGCTGCTGCATCGCCATTAGATGCGGGGTGTCTGGCTTTCGGCTGCGGAGAGGAGTTAAGCTTTTCGGGGCTCTGGCGCCGGCTGGCCCGGCTGGCCTTGGGTGCCACTGAGGGATTAATTAACTGATATTGCTCCCCCTAATCCAATTAAAGGATTTGGCGCTTTTGAATAGCCTCTTGCTCGGGTGTTCCTGTTAATCCAGATTAACGCCTCAAATCTTGTCATGCTATTAAAATCAGGGACTATGGTTTTACGGCTTTTTAATTTATAGGTATATTCTCCATAGGTTACTGTTGGCATTGGATTTGTTCTCTTCATCATCCTCGCCGCCTCGCTTTCGTTTCGCCGGACTGGCTCCGGCGGGCCTTCCTCCCCGGTATCGGCTGTTGTCTTGTGTCATATCGTTTCCTTCCAACGCAATGCCCTTGGATGGCTTTTTGCTTTCAACTCTTTTGCTTTAATGCAAAATATTCTTTGCAAGAAGGTTGGTTGTAATGTGAAATACCAATTGTCGGGGCTATAATACCTAGTTACTGTTCCCCATGTTTTAAAATATTTCGAATAAAACCTCATTCCTGGCTTAATCTTCATTCCTATTCCTCCCTTTATAATCCTAAAGATATAAGTTTACGCCTGCCGTAATATTTAACTGCTCCTAACTTTTTGCCTTCTGCTTTAGTTAACACTTTATCTATCATATCTCGGATTGGTTTATCTACTCCCCTGCTAAAATCCTTACTTGTAATAGTTTCAAGCATTTCTAATGTGGACTTCAATGCTTCATACATATCGGGGGCGGTGACCATCAGCCCTATATCTCCGCCCTCTCCATATATACCACTAGAATCGGGTTCAACCCAAAAAACAGGTTTTCCATTACTGTCTAAAATATTATTGCCATTTCTTTCCCACGGTCCTTTTGTGTATTCCATTATTTAGCCTCCTTACTTCTCGCCGGATAAGCCCCCGGCTGGGCTTGCGTGTTAATTGAATCTTTTATTTACATATTCTTCAGTGATGTACCTTTCAGCTATTTGCTGTGCGTCTAAACCTTCACCGTGATTGTATTTTTGACCTTTAATATTAAAGATGTTTATTATTTCTTCTCTTGTATTCGCAAAGTCAGTATAAACAGTTTCAGCATATTCTTCGGTATGTTCGTATCTGTATGCAGGCCATGATTTTAATTTACTATTTTCTCTCCGCAAAGCTTCGAACCGTTCGACCTTTTTAAGTAATTTAGCTTTTTCCATTCCGTCCGCCTCACTTTCATTTTATTTAAAATCTTTATGCAGTTCTCAAAGAGCTTTTTTCGGTTTGTTGCCGGTTGGTTTGTTTCCGTGATTTAAATATAAACCTTTGTTTTCGCCTTGTCAAGTGTTTTGGGATAAATATTTTTATGTGCTTAAAACCTGCATTGTGTCGGGCTTTGCTCGCCACCTAGTCTTAGTATATGCAAATTATTTTAGGATTATTATAAAAAAGTTTTGGAATTTTATTAAAATTATAGCAAGTCGCAGGAATGGCTATGTAGTGGGGATTGTGGGAGTTAGTGCTCGATTACCTCCAATTTTTAGCCGCTCACCAGCCGTTTTGGAATTTTTTTTGTGCTATTGTAATATCATAGGCAAGATAAATAAAGCATCGGATTTGCGTCTGGTGTTTTTTATTGCCTAAAATTAAATAAGAAAGAGGTTGGCTTTAGATATGCCGACTAGAATTACAACGTATGATCAGGCGTTTAGGACAATTAATATGCCCTATAATGAAAAAGCAATTACCATTATTAAGGAATTGGAAAAAGAGGGTCATACTGAAAGAAGTATTTGCTATGCAATATGGCGGGACAGACCAAACCTATTTAAGCATAATAGAGATCAAAATTTTTGGGATTATTTTATTAATAGAATTAAGGTATGGTCCTGGGCTACCGATGACCCACGTTGGGAATTACATTATAGAAAAAAAGTTGAAACGGAAAAAGCAGCAGCGGAACAAGAAAGATTACGCGAAGAAATGAACGCAAGAACTTTTAAAAAACCAACTTGCCATCTATATAATGGTTTTATTTATTTTATACAGGGTGAGAATGGCGGGCCAATAAAAATAGGTTTTGCGAAAAACATTAAAGATCGCATTAAAACCTTACAAACCGGCTATCCTGATGTGCTTAAATTGTTGCTAGCATTCCCGGGTAACCTTGAAATTGAACAAGAGATGCACAAACAATTTAAGCAGTATAAGTTAAATGGTGAATGGTTTAATCCGTTACCGGAATTAATAGATAAAATAAAAGAATTTACCAAGTATCATATTGAATTCGCTACCCCTAATAAAGAAAATCCATTAAGAAGTTATATGAGACAAATGGCCGGAACTAATTAGTTGCCGGTTTTTTAATGAGGTGATTTCATGCGAGATGGATACAAGCTAATCCTAGCAGATAGGATATTCCGGGATACCATAATCAGAATCTACCGCAAATTGTAATTAGCTTTGCCCGCACAGTTCCGGTCTGGGTTCCCTCCTTCTCCTGGGCCGGACAGTGGGCAAATTTTTAAAGTGGCGAAAAGCTACTATACAAGGTAATTTGCTGGCGATGAGCCGGCTTTTATATTTTCTGGAATTATGTGGGCTAGATCGGGAAGTTGCTGTCCTGGTCGAAAAACTGGCAAGCCTTAGCCAGTCGCCCGCTTATTTTATTTAAGGCGAACGCTTAAAAGGCAGGTGTCGTAATGGGTAAAAAAATATCAGATTATCAGCAGGAAATTGAATTATTGAAAGAGGAAGTTAATAGACTTACTAAACTAGTCGATAAATTAAGTAAACCAACTAAAACTAAACTTCCGATTCCGCCCTATATAATAAAGGAATCAATTAAAGTTAATGAAGAATGGCACAGTCGCGAATATCCCTATGAAGCTTATGACCAAAAACGCAATATAATGATGTTTAGTATTGTAGAGAATAAATGGATAAGATACGCGCGAGCCGTGTATATCGTTGAGCATGGAATAATACCAAAAGAATATTCGGTCTATCAACTGGACGGTGATAAAAACAATTATAACATAGATAACCTGGCTGCTATGGATATTGACTCATGGAACGCTATGCGCTCTCAAGAGGTGTATTAATATGGCAAGAGCAAGAAACATTAAGCCCTCATTTTTTACGAATGAACAATTAGCAGAATGTAGTTCCTGGGCGCGGTTATTATTCATAGGATTATGGACAATAGCAGACCGTGAAGGCAAATTAGAGGATCGGCCTAAAAGAATAAAAATTGAACTACTTCCTTATGACGATGTTAATGTTGATGAACTGCTAGACGAACTAAACGGTCAGGAACTAATTATTAGATATGAAGTTGAAGGAGAAAAATATATACTCATTCCTAAATTTGTGAAACACCAGAACCCGCACCAAAAGGAACAAGCAAGGGATTATCCTTTCCCGAATGGATATGAATTATCAGAGTTATAATACAGAAACCCGATACTAGCACCAGACTAGCACCAGACAAGTCTGATACAAAACTCATACTAGCCCAGCTGAATCCCTATTACTTTATATTGAATCCCTATTATTGAAAGATGAACCCTGAATCCTGAAAGAGGTTCCCTTTATATTGATTTCTTTATTCTCTTTGCTTACTTTCTCTTTTTCTTTGAGGATTTAAAAAACAAAAAATATTTAGCCGGTGAGAATTAACTTGCCGGCTTTAGTATTGATTATTGGAGGTGAATAAATGAAGTTCGAAGTGGATATAAAAAATAGATTAAACCACCTTAAAGAATTAATTAATGATTTAGACGATGATAGATTGTATACCGGCAAACAATTTAAGGTATTGCAGTTATCACTTGTGGACGTGTTTGAGACTTATGTAAATATTGGAGGTGAATAAACATGGAATCACCTTTTAATAATAAACAGCATCTATGTAAGTGTGGGGGTAAAGATTTCTATTTAATATTGGAATTGTTATTTGATGCTCAAGGCTCTTTTAATCACAAGGATGGCTGAAAGTTTAAATGTATTAAGTGCGGAACCGTTTATGATAAGAATGGACGGGAAATAGAAGGGAGTTGAGAACATGGGCAGGCCAGCAAAATGGACTGAATTAGATATGCCATCACGACTGGAGAGCGTAACAGGATGGGCAAAACAAGGTTCAACAGATGAAGAAATGTGCACGATGTTAGGGATTAGCACTACAATATTTTATGAATGGAAAAATAAATATGCGGAGTTCGCGGAGGCAATAAAAAAAGGCAAGGAAGTTTCTAACGGTGAGCTAATTAATGCTGCTTTCAAGCTGTCAACGGGCTATAGAGAGGTAGTTACAGAGCCGATTAAGGTCAAAAAGCAACGATTTGAGGACGGCAAAGTACTTACAGATGAAGAAGTTGAGATAGTGGAGTATGAGAAATACTATGCTCCGCAGCCAGTCTCCAACATATTCATGGTCAAAAACCGATTTAAGGAAGATTATAAAGACAAACATGAAGTTGATAGCAATGTTAGTGGCAATATCGAGGTAACATTCTCTGATCCGCAACTAGACGAGTGGGCGAAGTAATTGTATATCTATGCAGTATTCAGTATATAGACTGCATATTATGCAGTATTGACAGTTATTAGGTGATATATGGCTTAAAAGTAATCCGCATTGAACTCATTTAGGATAAACAGTATTGATTGATAGGATTAGTATGATGTGTGCTGCTACTGTGATGATAGTATGCTGTTACTAGTCAAGGTTAGCGGCAAAGCCAGTTAATTAGTAGGACAGCAAAGCAGGTTCTAAGAGCCAGCGGTTAGCAGAGGTAGAGCAGGAGACAGCGGTGCAGGCTGACGGGAATGACCCCCCGTATGCCACCCCTGGGCCTCGCACACCAGCACTATACAGAGTATGTTGTCTGCGCAGTAAAATATATTTCCCACAGCAACCCCCCCTATGCTTACCTGGAAATAAAAGGAACCCCTATGGGGTAGGCATATTTTAATTATAAAGCATCTTCATGGCGAGGGTGTTTTTTAATGTCATAAATTGAGGAATTGCCGGATAACTACCGGCCCCCTCTTATATTTAGGAGGGATTTCATGTTAATAGATCATACATTATTTGGAGTGGTTGACAAGGTAGCCATTGCTATTGAGCGACTAAAGGCGTTTAAGCCACCAGAGGGTTATTACGGCGCATTTTCAGGTGGTAAGGATTCAGTAACTATTAAAAGACTTGCCCAGATGGCTGGTGTAAAAGTGGATTGGCATTACTCACTTACTACTGTTGACCCGCCCGAATTAGTTCAGTTCATCAAACGAGAGCATGGGGACGTGATTATTGAACGACCAAAGAAAACCATGTGGCAGTTGATCCCGCACAACCTAATGCCTCCGACGAGATTGGCCCGCTACTGTTGCCGGATACTAAAAGAAGGTGGAGGGGAAGGGCGAGTTGTTATAACTGGAATACGGCAACAAGAAAGTGTTAAGCGGTCAAAGAGACAAATGGTTGAACAGGACAGGAAAGACAAAACAAAAACATACTTAAACCCAATTATAGACTGGTCAGAATCAGATGTTTGGGAGTTTATAAGGGGTTATGGAATACTGTATTGCAGTTTATACGACGAAGACTTTACCAGATTAGGTTGCATTGGCTGCCCAATGGCAGGAACTAAAGGTCAACTAAAAGATTTCACTAGGTGGCCGAAATATAGAGCCGGATACCTAAGGGCTTTTGAAAAAATGATACAGGAGCAAAAAAAGCGAGGTAAAGAACCAAATTGGCACACGGGCGAAGAAGTCATGGCCTGGTGGCTTCAAATGTCAGGGCGTGGTGGAATATCGCAATGCAATGACGACCAGACCGTAATGTTTGAGTAAATTCCGAACCAAATATTATACCCTATTCCCCAGCCATTAGCAAATCCCCCATCAATCTCAACTGTACAACTAATTTCCTGCCCCGTCACAAAGAGATATAATAAAACCTATGCCATGTATCCAGAATTAAACTGAACGTCGTGGTGGGGCAAATAAGAGGTAATAAGGAGAAGAAGGAGAGGAAAACCGGAATGATAGAAGTCGAGCAAATTCCATTAAATTATCTACTTAATTTCTATGACATTGAACTCATGGAAGAATTTGAGATAACGAACATGGCGGATAGCCCTTACCATTTCAATAATTGTGGTTCGCTTTGCAATTGCAATAATGAGATTAGAGATGAAATACTAAGTACTTTACTTACTGAACCTAAATGGTTTAAAAGAAGTCGTAAGATGTGGGCTAGTATGAAAAAGGATTAAGGAGGGAAAACCCGTGAAGCAAAGGATAAGCGTGGAGAATTTAAGCGAGTTGACTGCCGAGCAGAAGGATAGGCTAAGGGACTGGTGGAAACCGGTAAAGGGAGATTGGTATTGTTATCTGCCCATTAAATTTGTAGATGTAATAAACACTAGTTTAATTATGCACTTAGAGCGCATAAAAAAAGATCATTATCCCCTTTTATCTATAGGCCAGTGTATTGAACTATTAAAAAACAACAATGCCTTTAAGCGGGATTACGATGAAGGTAGTTTTGCGCAATTGCCGGGTGCATTTATTACGTTATGTTGGGATGAAAGAGATTGTCCTGAGTTCATAGATGCTCTTTGGCAAGCCGTCAAAAAAGTGTTGTAAGGAGGAAAACCATGACTGACAATATATACCCCTTCCCAAAGATAAACTACACAGACCTAGATATCGCCATGGAGTGCTGGAATAAAGCTTATGAAGCCGGCGAGATTAAAGGCTTGATGATACTGGTTAAGAACCATGACAATTCCTTTGTGATGGAGCAGGCTGGCGAGTTGAGTTACTTCGAGAGGTTGGGGTTGCTGGAGCATTTGAAGTTTGAAGTGCTGATGGACAGCGAGCCGGATGATTATTAACCCCCGGCGTGATTTTTACCGGCAATGGTTTTAGGACTAGGGCATAAATTTTAAACAGATAACAATACGCCTTTTGTAAGGGCGTTATTTTTATGGCAAGGGCAAAGCAAGGTAGAGTGAAGCTGGAAGATGAAAGGTGGAATTTTAGTGAGCGAGCAAGGCGAAGTTAAAGGTGTTTTTGATACTGAAAGTTTAGCAAACCTCGTAGGGCAGACAATATATAACCAAGGGAAGGCCAAAATATTCAACATATTAGAAGCTGCAATGCCACAGAATAATCAATTGGCGGCAACTAAACGGGTTAGTCAAAATATTTTATCCTCTATCGCTAAGGATGTTGCCGACCAACTAAGAGAGGTTCTTGGTGATTGGCAACAGGAAGTAACTGCTGGTGGCGAAGTATCTCCTGAAGACGAGAAACAAGCTCGTAAAGAATACGAGGAAATTAAGCAAATAATTAGATAACCGGCTAGTCCTTGTCGGTAATTTTAAACAGATAAACACACCGTTTCTTTGAGGCGGTTTTTTAATGAGGATTTTTAATGAGGAGTTGACGGATTGAAGCAGATTTACAAGCGTGAATATATAGAATTTTTACGAGCTGGGGTGAAAGTCGCGAGAACTAAAAACCGCTTCTGGTTAATTGATTCGAGAAAAGGATATTGAGGGAGGAAGTTAGATGAAACCTTTGAAAATATTTATATCAGCTCCGTTATCTAACGGTGGGCAGGCTGATAATGAAACTATGATGGCTAACATGGAAAAGGCAGTTCTGGCAGGAATTGAGTGTATTAAGAAAGGGCAATATCCGTTCATTCCGCACCTTCACCTGTTCACTCACACATTAGCGGAGTCGCAGGGATTAGAGATACCCTGGCAGACGTGGATGGATATTGATGATGCGTTCTTACATTGTTGTGATGCTATCTTATGTCTCGGTAGTAGCAAAGGAAGCAATATTGAGTTATCGGTAGCAAGGGACATGAAGATACCAATTTATTATTCAGTTGATGAAGTGCCGGATTTTAAATCATTCGTGGTGAGTTCGTTCGAGGATAGTCCATATTGAACTAGTAAGTAATCCTTACTAGTTGGAGGGGGGAGAGCCAATTAACAGATTAACTAGAGAATGCCTTGACTTGTATCTTAGCGGAAAACAGAACAAAGAGATTGCCGAGATAATTAGTAAGAAATATGCCGAACATTTCATATCAGCGCAAATACACGATAGGATTAAAAACTGCGCTGAATACCAGATGTATAACAGAGCGAGAAGGGGTGAGATTGAGCCGCCACAAGGTAAAGTTAGTTTTGAATATAAGGCCAACGGTGACAGCATATCGGAACGCATTATCGAGATAAGTCAAGCAGAAGAAATAACCCCCGAATTAATGATGAAAAAACATGGGTTAGTACCGCATTTATGGGAAGTCATAGCATATCGCAACAATTATTGGCAGGTTCAAAAGAAGGGCGGTAAAAGACTTACCCTTTATCAATCAAGACTAACCGTAAAACCAAGAAAACAGGGTTTGTCATTAGATGCGATAGATGAGCATTTTAAGGAATTAGACAGAAGGTTTGAACCCATAAAGCCAATGAATTTCCATCCTAATAAGATAGTGAAACGCAATCGTATGGCAGAAGTAAATATTGCCGACCTCCATTTCGGTAAGATGTGCTGGCATGGGGATACGGGCAATAATTTTGATTATAAAATAGCGATGCAGGTTTTTAAGGACTTAATTGAACGAATTTATATTGAATTACCAAGGGATTTGGATTACATAACTTTTGTTTGGGCAAATGACTTTTTTAATTGCGATGGGATAAATAACGCAACCACGGCAGGAACCCCGCAAAGTGTAGATATTCGTTGGCAGAAGTTATTTAACAAAGGTGTAGAAATGCTAGTGCAAGCCATTACCTTGTTTTCGGAAATTGCACCTATTGAAACATTCTATACCGCTAGTAACCACGATGAATTGACAGGGTATCATGCTCTTAAATATCTGGAAGCGTGGTTTAGAAAAGATAGTGATATTGAGATTGACACTTCGCCAATGGCTAGGAAATATATGCTTTACGGCAATACGTTACTGGGATTCACTCATGGCGATAAAGAAAAGCCTAATAGGTTGTCATCATTAATGCCTATTGAAGCGAAGGAAATGTGGGGTAAGGCAAAATTCAGGGAGATGCACACAGCGCATTTACATTCTGAACATATGATTGAGGAAATTAATGGCGTGATTGTCAGAAGGATTGCATCGCCAACAGCAACCGATAATTGGCATTACACTTCGGGTTATGTTGGAGCAGTTCGAAAGGCCCAAACTTTTATTTACGATAAAGAGATGGGATTAACAAATATAATTAATACGCCTGTTTTGGATTATTAAGGTTGCAATAATTCGCTTTTGGGAGCCTTATAGAAGGTTGGATAGCCGGGTGTGGAGTGGCGAAGTGAATTTTAAGGGGTGATTCAATTGGAAAGATCGCGAGCGTATTTGCCATAGTGATTTTATCATATATGATCTACCTGGTGTTGACCGGGGAGAAGTAAGTTTGGTAACAGATACCCGAAAGGTATTCGATTATATGGAGGCTCCCTATCCTTGTCGAAAGGCTAAAGTTCATAGACGTTGCGCCTGCGGCTGTAAGGGAGAAAAGGCGTACAATTTATGAGTGGTGGCGGAATAGGTAGACGCTAACCCCGACTTGCTCCGTGTTCGGGGATATGAGGAGAGTTAACGGTGTGCGTAGAACCTTCCGAGATGAAGCAAAACTATACTCTATGTAAGGTGTAAATCCTTACCCACTCACAAATTCTTACTCGACTGAAACATACTCAAATTAAATAAACATGCTCACGAACGCCTGAATTGGGGTGTTCTTTTACTTGACGGTCAGTTGACTAGTCAAAGGTGGTGATAAATATAGCAACCGCACAAGCTAGGGCTAAATCAAAATCTAAAAACAAAATAGACATACCCTGGAAACCACAGGATAGGCAATTAACCTTTCTAAGGGCTTGCGGGATGTCGCACCCTTTTGATGGTGGAGGACCAAAGCCGCCGGTTGCTGTATTTATTGGCTATGGTGGAGCGGCGGGCGGCGGAAAATCGGACTCTCTTGTAGGCGTAGCGGTGATTGCAGGTTTGACATTTCCGGGCATTAACATTGGTCTTTTTAGGCGTACCTACTCGCAGTTAGAAGGACCGGGGGGTATCATCTTAAGAAGTCAAGAATTGATGGCTGGTTGGGCTTCTTATAACGGTGGTATGCGTAGATGGACAATGCCTAATGGGTCTTTGCTACAGTTCTGCCATTGCGAAAATGAAAACGATGTTTATAATTATCAATGTTTTACACCGGACACGGAGGTATTGACACTTGACGGTTTTAAATTCGTATCTGCTGTAAAAGTAGGGGAAATGATAGCAACCATGAATCCTGAAACTAGGATAATGGAATATAAGCCAGCAAGTAAAGTGTATAAATATCATTTTGATGGAGAGTTGGTTGTGTCCGATAGTAAGCGCAGAGGAGTTTCTTTTGCAGTTACACCTAATCATACTATGTGGGCAGGAACCGTAAGAAAACCTAAGATAAGACCATTTAGGGCAGATGAATTGCCTAAAGAAGCTGTGTTCCCTACTTATGCAAAATGGGAAGGAAATAAACCGTTAGAAGTTATCACTTTTAACAAGATTGGCAATAACGGTAAATCTTACTCATTTAAAAGTCAAGATTGGGTAAGATTTTTGGGTTGGTATATTTCAGAAGGTTCTCGCAGGAATAGTTTAAAGGGTGGATATAGGATATATATTTCCCAAAAGAACGAGGAAGGTAGAAACGAAATTCGTGACCTTCTTGATAAAATGGCGATTAATTATTATGAAGGCAATGAAGATTTTGTTTTAGCTTCAAAACCAATATGCGAATATTTGGGGAAATTTGGCATTAAAGCAGATTGTAAAGAACTAACGCCTGAGTTAAAAACACTGGATATTGAACACTTGGAAATACTATTGGATTCCTTGGTAGCAGGGGATGGAACTTGGTATAAACGGGGCTATCAAGGCCATTTTGTTTCGTCCTCAAAAAAACTTGCTGATGATGTTATGGAAATTGCTATAAAATGCGGATATCGGGCAAGTATTACCGAACAACAAGGTAATGATGAAAAAAGTCCGTATGGAACTAAGCCAAGATACCATGTTTCTCTTTATAACAAACAAGGGGATACCCGGACAAGGAATATTAAACGTGAGAAATATTGTGGGGATGTTTATTGCTTAACCGTCCCCCCACACCACACTGTTCTCATTAGACACAAGGGTAAAACAATGTGGACAGGGCAGTCTCAACAATTCGATATTTTACTGTTTGACGAAATGACGCAGTTTAGCGGCACTCAAATAAGATATTTATTATCCCGAAATAGGGCCACAAAAAATGGAGTAGTTCCATTTACGGCAGGGGCAACAAACCCTGGCGGAATAGGGCATTTATTTTTCAAGGAACAATTTGTAGACCCTGGTGAACCGGAACAAGTTCATGATGTTGAAGTTGAACCGGGTATATTTGAGAAACATATCTTTGTTCCTGCGAGGTTAGAGGATAACCAAATACTAGAACGCCGTGACCCTGGATACAGAGCTAAGTTAGAAGCACAACCAGAAGAAGTAAGAAGGGCCTTGTTGTATGGCGATTTTGATGTATATAGCGGTAGGTTTTTTACGGAATACGATAAGCGCATTCACGTTATTCCTTCCTTCCAAATCCCCGTATGGTGGAAGAGGGCAAGGAGTCTTGACTATGGACTTGATATGACCGCCTGTATCTGGTGGGCAATATCTGATTCCGGTCAATGCTACGCATATAGGGAATTGCATCAACCAGGATTAAATTTGACAATGGCGGCAAAGAAGATAGTCGAAATGACCCCGGCAGACGAGCATATATCATACACTACCGCTTCCCCTGATTTATGGAATCGTCGGCAAGAGACGGGGGCCTCGGGCATGGAATTGATGTCAAAGGCCGGTCTTAAGGGGTTAGTGAAGGCTAGGCATGATAGGATACAGGGTTGGAGGGTCATGAGGGAACATTTGCAACCCTACGAGATAATTAGCGAAGATGGCGGGGTTATTCTTGACGAATACGGTAATTCAAAGAAAATGGCACAGATGCAGATATTTGAGAACTGCAAAAACATGATTAAATATATCCCATTATTGCAACATGACGAACACAATGTGGAGGACGCATCCAATACACCACACATCGTTTCGCATATTAATGAAAGTTGTTTAACTGGTGATACCATAGTAAATACCGTTGATGGTGATATTCCAATTAAAGAACTGGTTGGCAAAAGCGGTCAAGTTTATTGTTTCAACCTTCAAAATAATTCCCCTGTTATTGGGGAATTTTCTTTTGTCCATCTTGCCCGGTCAAATGCAGAGATATATGAGGTTGAACTAGAAGATGGGCGGATATTTAAAGGTACACCTGATCACAAGGTATTAACTCAATGCGGGTGGAGGGAAATTCAGTATTTGTTACCGGGTGATGATATTGTCGAAATCGGTTTACCGCAAGGGGGGATTTAATGTCACAAATAATTATTTATGATGACATAAGCTTCTATCAATGTGCAAACGGATATTATTCCAATGGGCGGGCACAAAGACTACACCGTTATAAATGGGAAAAAGAAAAAGGACCCATCCTACCGGGTTATCATATTCATCATAAAGATGAAAATAAAGATAACAACGAACTAGATAACTATGAAATGTTGCCAGGTAAAGAGCATCTTAGTTTACATGGTAAAAGTCCTGAACACATTAAAACGTTGTTGAAATACGGAGAGATGGGTCGCAAACTTGCGGAAGAATGGCATCATTCTAAAGAAGCAAGTGAATTTTCTAAACAAAATTGGCCCAACTCTCTTGGATTGCATATGAACAAGAAAATAATAAAACAATGTGAACATTGTGGAAAAGACTTTGAAACAATAGAAATGTTTACTAACCACGATAAATGGTGTGGCAACAACTGTAAATCAAAGGCAAGGCGGGCCAGTGGAATTGATAACATAACCAAAACTTGCGTTGTGTGTGGAAAAGAGTTTTTGGGCAATAAATATGAAAAAACACAAACGTGTTCAAGAAAGTGTGGTTCAGAATTAAGTCGAATAAAGAGAACCGGGGTTAAACAGCCTTCTAGGAGAGTGGTGTCACATGGTTAGGGTAAAATCAGTTTCCTTTGCAGGAACAGAGGATACATACGACTTGACTGTAAGGGACCATCACAACTTTAGCATTTGCGGTGGTCTTATTGTTCATAACTGCAGATATTTCTGTATGTCCCGCCACCCCGAGTATTCGCGCCAAGAGCAGTTATTATTTCCTAAAGGCACGTCCGCGGCTGATGCCGAGCGTATCCGCACGAACATGGACTTCGCCAAGGTGTACGCCAAGATGCAGAATCAACAGCAGATAAGAGGAGGGTGGTGATCAAATGTTTAAATGGTTTTTAGCCGAAAGTAAAAGCTATATGAATTATGGCAAGAGTTATCCAAAGTGGAAGTTTTGGTTACGTTTCCCAGTAGCCTATATTAGATTTAGTTATTATCTAGCAATTAATTAGCCCCGCAACCATCCGGTAATTCCGGTAAGTTGACGGGGTTTATTTATGAGTAAAAATAAGGAGGAATTGGAATGTCGAAATGCGACAAGTGTATTCACGATGGAGTTTGTTCCCTAAAGGAAAAATATAACGGGTTGGTTGAAAGATTGAAAAATGAGTTTGATTTTTCGGAACAAAATGAGCCTTTTAATATAGTGGTGGATTGCCGAAAATATACCAACAAGGTGCAGTGTTATCCGTATTCTCCGTACTACTACCAGCAACAACAGTGTTATCCGTATCCTGTTACTTGTAACCAATACAAATATATTTAACCCTGCTTCGGCGGGGTTTTTCTTTTGAAGGCAGGTGAATAGGTGAATAAATTAATAATAACCAATCTATTCCAAAAAGAAGTGACAGAGCATTTAGCGTTGTTAGGTGAACACCATTTACAAAGCAAGGGAATAAAACCGGACTCAGAAATTAAACAGGAATATTTTTATATGTTAGAAGCTGCATTTATGGCAGGAGTGAGGATTGAGAGAGTTTTAAGAGATATAGAATAAATAACCATACCGCTACGGCGGTTATTTTTATTGCCCAAAAGTAAAGGCAGGTGAAGTTTATTGAGTCTATTAGACACCCTAATGCGACCCGTAAAGGCGGTGAGAAAGAAATTGGCAGAACGCAAACAGACCAAAATGGCAGAGGACAAAAAGACCGAGTTAATCGATAAATGGAAGATTCAGTTTGAGTCCGACAGAAGGGCTAAGAGTCCTATAGATTCGGAAATAAACGAAAACGAAGAATATTATCAGGGCAAACGCACCTTCGGCAATCTCCGTGACGAAGGCTACAACCAAAGCCGCGAAGTTCGGACAGTCATTAATCTAGTGCGTACACCCATCGAAGCCCTTATTGACCTATCCGTACCTCAACCCGACCTGTCAGCAGTAGCCCGAGACGATGAATACGCAGTTAAAGTGATGAACAGATATGTTGATTATGTCTGTAAGTCGCAGGACTTAGAGGAAATCAACCTAGAGAATGAGCGCAGAGTCAAGAAGTTCGGCGGCGCGTTCTACAAAGTGCATTGGAATAACGCCATCAAATACGGCTCGTATGTGGGCGATATAGAGATAAGTAATCCTCATCCGAAGCATATTATTCCGAACGCTGGCTGTATCAGTATGGATGCTATGGAGCATTACCATCATGTGATTAATCAGACCCAGAAATATACGCTTCGTCGGTGGAAGGGTGTAACTAAAGAGGACTTGGAAGATAAAGCAATCCTCTACACCGAGTATGACGAACTGGCAGATGGAACCAATAAGGTTACGGTTGACGGAACCACAACGTCAAGCTCCAATGAGTCTGGTTTAAAGCGATATACCATTATCGAAACGTCATACTTAGACGATGATGGCGATATGGGCAAGCTCTGGTGGTCTGGTGAGTTACTGCTTGACCATACCCCAAAGTTCTATTGGCACAGGGATGATAATGGCGAACCTACCGATGTTGAGATATTGGAATTAGGAACATTAATCAGAACCGGCATAGATGACGCAGGGCAGCCGATAATGAAGGCAATCGAGGAAATATCTACCGACACTGATATGCAGGTGCTTGATGCTGCCGGCAATCTGATAGGTATTAAAGTGGACTATTACATACCTACCGGCTGGGACATAATCTATCAGCCTTACCTGCCCAAAGACTTATCTTTCTGGGGTACTTCGATGATAGACGATATTAAAGATTTGTATGAGTCAATCCTAAAGGCCGTCTATATTCAGGAAGAGTCGTTCCTTAGAGGACGTAAAAAGATAATTACCGATAATGATGAGGATGCCAAAAAGATAATGGACCCTGGTACAGAGGTTATTAGACTCGTCGGAACTGTCAAGGAGATTGACATCGGCACCACTATCGACGGTATCGGCTGGATAAACTGGCTATGGTCGCAGATACAGCTTATCACAGGAGCGACTAACTCTGCGATGGGCATACATGACCCCGGCGTTAAGTCTGGCAAGCAAGCTCAATTATATGTGTCGCAGGCTAACTTTAAAGCTAACCTAGCCAGTACCTATAAGGCGATAGCTTATAGGAAACTGTATCGGACGGTAAGCGATTTTGCTATGGCATTTTGTGACGATGACAGACCGTTTAGGTTAAGCGGTGAGAAGAATAAGCCGGAATATGGGAAGTTCTCTCGGCTGTCAATGCTCCGGGATGATAGTGGAAATGTTATCTATCCGAACTGGGATATAAGCGTATCGGCGCAAGCTGGATTCTTGCAAAATAAGAGCGAAGTTTTTAACCAAATAGTTCAACTGGCTTCACAACATGCTTTTGAACCTACTGCGGGCAATGTCGCTTATCTTAAGGTTCTGCAGAAACTTGGAGTACCATATATGGAGTCTATTGTCAGAGATTTGGAAGAAGCCTTGAAGAAGCAGGAGGAAATGGTCAAACAACAACAAGACTTACAAAGACAACAGATGAAAATACAACAGCAGAATCAGGGACAGAATCAGCAGAATCAACCACAAGCACCACAGGCTCAACCGCCTAGCCCGGAAGAAATCATTAAGCAACTTCCGGTTCAACAGCAAGCGCAGATGATGCAGATGTTACAGACCGACCCACAGCAAGCAATGGCGATGATTCAAAAAATTATGGGAGGAATACAGAATGGATAGTTATAGTTCTATGCGAGAAGAAGTGTTAAGTTATGGTTTTAATCGTGAAACTTGTAGGTTTAGTGTATTAAAAAACGACCAAGAAGTTTTTTCATTTTCGGGACACCAAGCGGTTGTTTTTAGTGATTTCGTGGCTTCTGCTATTAAAGATTTTAAGGATTTTGGTTGTTTAGTTACGGAACAATTATCCAAAGAGCAACACGACCATTTCAGACAACTACATGAGGAACAGGAGTACGGAGGAGTACAGAATGGCAACTAAGAAACCAGCACCAAAGAAGGTTGATAAAATAGAAAAGCAATTCATGGACAGCAAATTTCCACCTAAAGGGACGAAAAAACCCGTGTTGACAATAAGCATAATTCCAATGGGCAAACCTCCTATACCAAAGGGTGGTAAAGCAACTAAGAAAGGCGGCAAATAGATGGTTAAATCCAAGAAACATCCAGGGTTTAATGCCGTGAGCAATAAAATTCAAAAGTCGGAGGGGGTTAGTGCACAGGCGGCAGATGCGATTTTAGCCGCGAGTTCTCGTAATGCCTCTAGTTCCGCGAAGAAGAAAAATCCTAACTTAAAGAAAGTGACTGGTAAATAAGGGGGAATGTAATTGACTGAACTTAAGTCAGAACCCAACCGATTTTCAGATATACAGAACACTTTATCGGCGGAGGAAATCCGAGTAATAAAGGAGCTCCGCAAGGTGGACTGGGGCAAGTTGACGGTGATTAAAAAAGGCGGAGTCATTAAGTTGGTGGCATCCGAAACCAATGTGACATTTGACAACTAAATAACATTCCGACCAGGACGAACCGGCGGTATGTAGAGACTAGGGGCTCATGGCTCTTATTTTCTGCGTACCGCCTTTCTTTAGTTTCTGAACCTTTTAAGGTTTGACATAGCCCGTTTTGGGCATGAGGGAGTTCACATCTGGACGTATCGCCGAGAACCGTCCACGGACATCAATTGAGGGGAGGTGAAAATCAATGGCAGGTAAAAATCTCGACAAAGGGATGCCATGTACGGCTAGTTTCCAGTACGGAAGTTCCGGTAAAACCGAGGCTAGTGCCACTAAGATTCAAAAAGGTGGCGATCTTAGAGCCAAGAAAGGCATGAACAATGGCAAATAACCCAGCAAAATAAAACGAATTGGAGGAAATAAACATGAACGAAACACCCGTAAACGAGGGTCAGGAGCAGGTCGTGGCTGCGTCCAGTGGAGATGAAATTAACACTGGTGCGGATACAAGCGTAGACGAAAACGACAGTGAAGTCACCGTTGGTGATGAAGCTGATTCTGGAAGCGTTGACCAGGATGAAAGTGAAGTACCAGGTGCAGTTAAGGAACAGTCTGCCGAGGCCAACAAAGCCTTTGCCGATATGCGCAAGCGAACAGAATCAGCAGAGAAAGCGGTTCAGAAGGCTAGGAATGATGTCCAAAAACAGAGAGATTCCGACTATGCAAGTAGATTTGGAGATGATCTCGGGATATTCACTGAACAGCAGTATTGGGCGGCTATGGACAGAGAAATAAAGCAGAAGGCAGAACAGGCGAAACAACAGCAGGTCGAACTACCTAAACAGTTCTACCAAGAACTCATAACCAAGGGCTATGACCCACAAGTAGCTGAATCAATGGCTGATGGACTGGCAACCAAGCTCGAACTGCAACAGCTTAGGCAAGAGTCAGCCTCCGACAAGCGGAAACAGCAGGAAGAAATGGTCAAGCAACAGCAAGACGCCCAAAGGGAAAAGTTTGCTAAACAAATAGAGACTGACCATGAAGCGTTGAGCAAGAAATACGGCGAGTTAGTACCTGCCTTGGATGCTATGGATAGCGATACCATTGAGTTGATGAAGCAGGGCATACCTTTGAAGGCCGCGTGGTTATCGGCGCATGAGGACGATGTGATTGAGTTTGCCAAGAGTAGCGGAGCCAAAAAGATGGCTAAAAACGTTAGTTCCAAGGCTCATCTGCAAAGCGAGAAATCGGGTGCGGGAGACTTTGGGAAAGAGGTGAACTTGTCGCCAGAGCAGTTAAAGGTTTGGCGAGGAATGGGATACAGCGACAAAGAAGCCCGAAAGAGAGAGGCTAAATACGTAAAGCAGGGCAAGTAGTCCCTGCTAATTTTATTTAAGGGAGATGAGAAGAAATGGCATTGAAACATAACGGAAGCATTTGCGGAGAATACCGCAGCCAGTATGTTACCAATATCTACATGACTGATTCAGAGGCCGGCGTAGTCGGACAAGGCTACTACCTGGCTAGTGGTCGATGGACAAAATCTGCGACTACTGCGGCAGTGGAGGCTATTTGCTATAAGGCTACTGCCCTTGGAACTAATGTGCTTGGCTATATGGAACTAATAGGTCCGGGGGACATCATCGAGGCCGATTATACCGGCACCGCTGATGCGGCTTTCCTGCCCGGCCTGACTGTGGCCGTGTTGGATGCTAATGGCGCAAATGTTGCTTCTGCAACCGTGACTGGTGGGCATTTACGGATTTTAACCAAGGATGTCTTAAACCTCAAAGTCAATATGATTGCAAATAAAAACTTTATTTCAATATAACGGGAGGTGAAATGTAATGGGTGTAATGGTACAGAGTTCAGGTAATTTTCAGAAACTAGTCGGTTTGTATGAAAACCCGATTCTTGAATACTGGCAGGACATGTATGCTGATGAAGTCAAGGACAGTATGATTCCTATTCTGTTTGATAAGGTTCAGTCCGATAATCCCACAGAGGCCATTTCTAGTTTGGCAGGTGCGATTGATTTCAAAGAGTGGAATGGTGAGTTTACTTATTCCAGTCAGAAAGAAGGAGACACCAAAGTATGGACTCCTATTATTTGGCAAGCGGGTAGGGCTTATGATCGGTTCCTGTTGTCCAATGCTAAGTTAGTAAATCTCAAAAACGATCATGGTGGATTCGCGATAGGTGCGGCAAGAACGCGGGAGAACTGCGCGGCTGGCATCTTTATGTATGCCGACCAGACTTCATATACGGTTAATGGGGTAAATTTAAACTGGACACTGACTGCTGATGGGTTACCCTTGGCGAGTCATGTTCATACAATGCCTAACGCAACTGGTGTTCAGGACAATCTTTTACATCTTGATTTGACAGAGGAAAATCTTGAAACCGCTTGTCAGACCATGTTTGGGATGAAAGACAATGACGGGAACTACGGGACATTAAACCCAGACACCTTGGTTGTGCCTCTATCTCTACGGAAAAGAGCATTGGAGATTATTGGTGCTGATGGCAAGGCTGATACTGCCGACAATAATCCCAATGTGTTCGCCGGAAGTCTTAAATTAGTAATTTGGGATAAATTCCGCAAACAGACCGCTAACGCATTACAACCTTGGTGCGTTGTTGATTCTAAACAGGCGAAACAATCTGCTAAATTTGTGAATCGCCTTGAATCAGGTGATGACTATGATCTACAGAGTTGGAAAAATGAAGAGACCCAGAGCTGGAAAATAGGTTCTATACTTTGGTACTCTGCTGGGATGTATACTTACCAGCCTTACGTTTTTAGTATTCCAGCATAGACTACTTAGTATAACCAATAGTTATTCAACAAGTCCCAATGGGGCTTATTTCATTTTCTGACCTACGGGGCAGGCTACGGTCTGCCCTTTTAATTTGAACACAATCGTCTGGGGCTTCGGCCCTGCCAAAAAAAAGAAAGAGGTGGATTTTAATATGGCCGGATACACTCACCACAATGGCATTGACACTAAGAATCTAAGGATTAATGGAACTAATGTTACAGTCGGCTTAACCGCCACTCCCCACGTTCACGTTGCCAATCCAACTGGCGGCACAACTACGGACGCAGAGGCCAGAACTGCTATAAACGCTATTCTTGTCGCCTTGGAGACTTTCGGAATTAACGCTAGCTCGTAAACAACCGGGGGACACAATGTCCCCCTTTTCTATTAAGGAGGATCTTATGAATCTGAATTTAACTTGCAGCAATCCTGCGAACATGACCGATACCAATAAATTGCTCTATCTTATCTACGGTGAAGTCCAACAAATAAGACAAGTATTAGATACAGCAAATCTAGACTCACTGCTAAAGGAACTGGGGCAGGATGATACAATCAGTCAACCCGAACCGCAAAACGTCACCACGGGGCAAATAGAACTCACTCAATCAAAAGAGGGCTTAAAGTGTAAATACTGCGGTGAAATCGTGACGGGTAACAGAGGAAATCTCTTGGCACACATACGGAAATGTCCAAAACGAACGAAAGAGGGTGAATAATTTGCGGCAAAGCAATACCTATAAAGCGACGAGTGTAATTGTCGATAGTCTGGTTGCCACTGCCAAGGATCAGGCAATTAACGGTAGACCGTTTATGATAGCCAACACCGGGGGGCAACCTTTGTATATTAATCCGACTATTACGGCAACGGCGGCCAATGGTTTTCTAGTACCTGCTGGAACCGTACTGCCAATCAAGTTTACGGTATCCGCTAACTTATCGGCAATATCTAATGCAACCGGGACAAGCCTGGCTATCATGTTCTTTGATTTATAGAGGGGGTGAACCCTATGATTTATAGCACTTTTAATGACCTTGTTTTAAAGCTGCTCAATAAGTATTCAGCTCGTGGCACAGAACTAAACCCCACTAAAACGGCAGACATAAGGCTAAAAATACAAGACTTTATCAATGCCGAATTGATGGACTTAGCTTCAACCACTGGCAAATTACCGGCGAAGAAGAGTTATGTTCAAAAGCCGGTGTGTAACGGTCTGTCATATGACACTAGTTCAATAAAACAGCATTTACCCGGCTTAGACTTCGTGGTAACATTAGTTGGAGCCAAGGCTTATTTCTTCGAGGCGGTAGGGCCAGCCACGGTGACAATTGACGAATCTGTTGGTGGCGTATGGACTAATCTCGAAACCATCACTATTCTCGACACAGTGACGGAAATGACGGAGTACAAGAAACTTATAACCGCTAGTGACGTAACCAACCCGGTAAGGATGAATTTCTCCGGCAGTTATGTTTATTCGTTTCAGAATTATATCCTTTATCCGTATGCCTTCCCTGCTGATGCGAGTGTTCAGCAACATAGGCCGAGATTTATCTATGCCTTACCGATTGACTATTTAAAAATGAATAGTTTAACGGTTCGCAGGGACTCGCGGCAAGAGGTAGAGGACAAGACATATATCTTAGACTTGACCGGAAAGACCATGAGTCTTAACCGCTATGTCGAAGGTGAGTATATCTTAAACTACTGGCGCAAGCCGATTGATATTATCATTACCGACGTTGATGCTACGGACGATGCGCAGACAGTGGACGCCAACGCTGATGGGATTTATGTCATGGCTTTGGGCGTTGCTTCACTTGTGACGGCCAAGAACGACCCTGCAACTGCGGTATTGCTGAACAACCTGTATGAAGCGAAGAAAGCGAACCTGACTAGTTCTGATGGGGTATATGTGCAATCGCAAGTACCATTGAGTGGGTGGTGATAGAAGATGGCAGGATACCAACCGGCATTCATGAAAGCTCCCTCTGCTCCACAAATTCAGACTTTCACATTCAATGATGGTAAGAATACCAACGGCAATAACGGGGGCATGAACACAAGATTACAGGCTGACCAGATACGAATTGATCAATCGCCCGATATGCTCAACATGAATTATCGGGAGGGCGTACCGTCTAATCGGTTCGGGTTCAACCGGATAGCAGAAACTAGTTACGGGATCGGTGCCATTCGGGGTTTAATTGAGCATAGACCGATAATCGGAACGAGCGAGATGTTGATGGTTCACGGCGGCAAAATATTAATTCTTTAAAGGAGTGAAAAAAATATGAGCAAAATGAGTAATTATCTAGAGGATAAACTGGTTAATCATGTGTTAAGAAATGCGGCATATACTCCGGCGGCTACAATTTATGTAGGGCTTTATACTTCTGACCCGACTGACGCAAACATAGGGGCAGAGGTAAGCGGAGGGGCTTATATTAGACAAGCGGTAACATTTAATGCTTCTGCCAATGGGGTTACTGCCAACAGTGCAACTGTTACTTTTCCGGTCGCTACAGCTTCATGGGGGACGGTATCACATTTAGGTATTCTTGATGCGTCTACGATAGGGAACCTTCTGTTATATGGAGCCTTGAATGTCGCGAGAACAATCAGCATCGATAATCAACTCGTGTTTCTTGCGGGGGAGATTACTGTTACCTTTGATTAACCCCAAGTAAAGGGGGGAGAAAATGTATTACTTTGATTTTAGCAATATAGATTTCAGTAATTTTTCCTTTCGACCATATAGCCTTTATAACGAGGGACATTCGGATATTGTAGGAAGCGCAACAGTAGTTGCCAATGCTAAAACGATTATGTATTGTAGTTCGGATATTGCTGGAAACGCTTCCATAGTCGTAACAGGAAGCCATATATATTTTAGAATCTATGGTGATTCTGATATAGCAACCGGAGGGACAATAACTTCCGATTCCTTATTAAAGCATTACGGAAGGCTTAACACTTTGCAGGGTACTGGTGGAGTAACTGCCAATGCGAAAAGAACTGCCTTTGTTTACTGCGACATTGATATTGCTGGAAATGGCTCGCTACTCGTAATTGGCAGTAGTTTAAGTAGCATTTTGCGCGGTGTTTCTGATATAGCGAGCACGGGGGAATTAAACTCTTATAGTCTATTGAAACATTATGGCAAAATAAGCCCTTTGCAAGGCACAGGCGTACTTGTTAGTGATGGGATGGTTAAGGTATACGCAATAGTCGGTATATCTGGTCATGCAGACATGAATCTGGACAGTATCGAAAAGATGTTTGAAGAAGCAAGAATTGTCGGAACGGGCAATGTTCAATCTAATTCGGTTTTAAGGTGGATGGGAAACAGTGACATAACTGCAACTGCTTCCGTGGGAGGTGATTCCAAATTGACAATAACAGGAAATGTAGCAATTATAGCTACAGCTAATTTACAAGCCAACAATATTATGTATTTAAGGGCAGACTTGACCGATGCCGACACATATTCATTCCCCTTTGATGACAAAACATTCATTTATAACGGCACAGACTTTCTTTATTACGATGGCACCAAGATAGGCAAAGTGATTGATATTGCTTATGTACCGACTGTCAGCAACAAGCGCACACCGGCAGGAGTAGGGGTAATAGGTGAGCAATTAAACTTCCTGTCACCCTCATGGAAAGATAGTTTTAACGGTACGGCGAGCGATACGGCCTATAAATTGAGTTATGTCGCTGATTCGGTGGCAGTTTACACTAATGGCGTGTTGGTGGCACCTGCTGACTATACCTTCCCTACTGGTGGTACGGATTACACGGTCGTTACCTTTGGTGTTGCACAGGGCGAAGGCGTTGACAATGTAGTGATAACCGGTACTAAAGCAGAATTGACAGACCCAACAGTGATAACTAGATGCACTCAATTTATTGTTTACGGTGGCAAGAATGACAACCGAGTATTCGCCTGTAGGCTAAATGTTCGCTATCACAGTGGGCTTGAAGATGCAACCTATTGGCCCATAGATGCCTTTGAGATCATAACCAGTGATGCGGAGGATATAACCGGCTTCGGCAAGATGATAGACTATTTGATTAACCTTAAAAAGCGAAGTTTGACCTACACTGATATTGAACAAGACAGCGGGCTATTTAACGGCACCACTATCTGGCCTGTCTACCCGCTCAACGATGAGTTTGGCTGCATAGCCAAAGACACCATAAAGTCCGTGAATAACGGGCTTATTTTTTTGGCAGGAACAAACGAGGGTTCTCCGGCTGGCGTGGCTTTTCTGTCAACCTCCGCGGTAAGGGATCAGTTGAATGTCCAGATTATTAGCAGGGACATAAACACTTCGGTGGACTTGACATTACTTGGTTTATTGGACTACACAGATGCCGAACTGACAGGGGCTAAAGCTTATATTTACGACGATAAATACTGGCTCAAAGTTGGTGATCGGTGCTGGATATTGGACTTAAGGATGAGCAACTTCTCACAGGGCTTGTTTTGCTGGTATCCGTATGATGGAAAACCTGCTGATGCTAACTGCTTCCTTAATTACAGCGGGCATTTGTATTTAGGTGATGATACAACAGGGTTAATCTACAAGGATAACGCAGGATTGGCAAGTAATGAAGCGGCCAATGAGGATGGAGCGGCACTAGACTTCTATTGGACTTCTCCCCTCGTCTCATGTGGCACTCGCACATGGACCAAGGACTTCGAGGAACTATTTATCAGTTTTGGCCGGGAAATCAGTGGGCATAATGCACTAACCTTTATCACTGATGATGGCAAAGAAGTAGTCATAGTTACTGTTCAGGCTGCTCAAATATTCGATTTTGGTAATATTGACTTTGCCAATTGGTCATTCGGGTCAAATCCTTATCCATCGACACAGCCCGAGATAGTGGGTTATTCATCTGAATACCTACAGTGGAAGATACAGAATAACGTATTGGACGAGGGGCTTATTATTCTGGCACAAGAACTGACATATCGCATAGGAGAAAGAGTTTAAGAAATGAGGTGACTAAATGGCATTGACAAAACAAGGGACTTTTATCGATAGGTTTACAACTTTAACGGATAAACCCAATAAGACTGCGACAGAGATGAAGGCATTATTCGAGAGTCAACCGGCAGAATTAAAAACTACATTGAATAATGCACTTGACCTACTAATGGCAACTACAGATGGGGCTAGTGGTGCGGATAATATCGGGGTAACTGCAATAACCGGCTGGGCGGGCGTGACGCCACAGGCGATATTGGAGAGTGCAAAAACTGATGTTGACGGTAAAATAGCTAAGACGTTACTTTCGGCACAGGGCGATATGTTATATGCTTCGGGTGCTGGAACTCCTGCGAAGTTAGCGAAGGGCACAGCTGGGCAGGTATTAGAGATGAATCCGGGAGCTACCGCGCCACAGTGGGGAAATACTGCGCTTGGTGTACATCAGGCTGATAGTGCGACAGACATAAAAAATCAAGGGGCAGTTGCTACGTTAGATAGTACAACAGCAGTACAAAATTCCATTAATTTGGGTAACAATGTTAATGTTCCGTTTGGAAAATACCCAATAACTGCTGTTGACAATAAATATGGAATACCATTTGAAGGGATAGGGGCTATTGTTTTAAATAGCGTGGATGAGATAAAAGTAAATAGTCTCTCTAAAAAGGATTTGATATTTGGGTTAGAATACTTATCTTATTTCCATAAAAAAATAATGGCACGAACCTCGGCGTTTGAAATTTTAAAAATAGTTTTTAGTGGAGACAGTACAACATTAGGCACAAGTATAGTTGATCCAAATAACACACTTAGTAATTTAATGGCATTTATGTGTAAAGTTAAGGGTATCCCGAATGTTACAACGATTAATAATGGACAAAGCGGCATGGATACTGAGCATTGGAATCAAACTTATTATAATACAGACTTAACCTCCGCTCCTGATGTATTAGTTTTAAGATGGGGTCTGAATGATCCGGGTCTTTCTATTGCTACAAATATAGCTTTGGGAAGTGTTGATGTAATTACTCCTGCCTTAGATGCACAAAGACGTGGAGTAATTGAGTTTACAACATCTTTAAGAGCAGGATTAACAAAGGTTAGAGCAAGTAAAACTTCAACACAAATGTCGATTATTTTAATGACACCAAATAGTACGAGCGATACACCGAACAGAAGAAACGAAATATGGCACGAATCAATTAACAATGTAATTCGTCAAGCTGCAAGGGATTTCCAATGTGTTTTTATCGATACCTACCAATTATTTCAAGATAGTAGAAATGCTCCTGCTAGTAATTACATGGATTTATCTTACACTGGCTTACCTTCTCCACTTAGACATGTTCATCCCCTTGATGTTATGAATTATTGGATAACTTCTAAGATATTTGATGTTTTGTTCCCAACCGCTATATTAGCGAAATTTGGTGTAAATAATGTTACTAATATTAGTAGTGCTAACTTGATAAAAAGTGTAAATGATTTACCTTCAACTTATCCATACGGAATAAGTATGTATAGATGCCTTGATGCTCCTTTTTCTGGGGAATTACTCACCTTTAAAAGTGCAGATGATATTGTATATCAAATTAATTCTGGTTATATAGACACACTTGGGTTACAACAAATGGCGCACAGAATTAAATTAATGTCGGTCAGTGGAGTTGGTGATACATGGGGAGGATGGATAACTGCTACTCCAATTTTGCAAACACCAACATTGACAAATAGTTGGACAAATGATGTATCTCCTTGGCAAGCTACACAATATTACAAAGATAATAATAATATTGTGCATATACAAGGTAGATTGATAGGTGGAACCCCTGGAACTTCTAGTATGGCTTTTTTATTGCCAGCAGGATTTATGCCCTTAGGTAATCAAATGTTTAATATAGGTAGTAATAAAGTATGGGTTACTAAAGATGGCTGGGTAGTAATGTATTCTGGAGCATTGCCATTTGACTTGGGGGGAATTAGTTTTTTTGCTGAACATTAGACTAATGGTAGTATAATAGTCGGAGCGTCCAACTGGACGGTATAGATGTTAATTTTGCAGGAGTTAGCTTTTATACTATCTATGTCGTAGTCGGATTAAATTAGCATGTAAAATAAAGGATTTTCACCTCATATGTAAAATAATATGTATGAGGTGAAATGTATGAAAATTACTAATTTAAAACGAAAACTAATAGTGGAAATAGTATTAATTTTATTGCTATTTGGAAGTATATTTTGTTATAGCAGAGGGGGAACATCTTATGTTACATTTGAAGTTTTAACTAAGACATACTATAGAGTCAACAATCACAATAATATTGATGGCGGAATCGTGTTTTTAGGTGACAGTATAACTTCTAATGTTAACTGGAATGCATTGTTTAATAACGGTAA